CCCAAAGGAAACGCAACTCACGTTCGGAGTGGACGGAAGGAATTGGGTGATGCTCGCGGTAGATCGCCTTTAGCTGGTCCTCGGTGAGGTATTCCTGCTCGGGCGCGCGGTCGTAGACGATCGCGCCATCCGAGGTCACGAACGGGTGGCCTGAGCGGCGCAGGTTCCACCAAAGTACGGGAGCACGCGTAGCTACCCCGCCGTCACCCGCGAGATCCTCGGCTGAATGGATCATGGCAGCCTCGCCGCCGTCTTCGAGGACCGTCGCAGCGATGGCGGCAAAATACTCGGGATAGTTCTCGAGGAGCGGCGCGGTCAGGTATTGCGCCTGGCCCCCGCGAGGATGCTTGAAGTCTAGTCCGTTATGCCGCGTAACTGGTACGCTGCGTAGATTTGGTCGACTACGACCGTTCCGGTCAGATCACCAGTCCCGACCATGGCCATAAGCTCGTCGCACCTATCCGCGAACGTATCCATTAGCACCACCTCCCTGCATCGTGCTCGGAAGGTAGAATCGAACTAGAAATCAAAGCGGGCCGGGCGGTGCTAGTAACACCGTGATCCCGGCCCTACGCAGAACGGAGCTGCGCTGTGGCCGATAGTGTCACGATTCCAGATGAGCCGCCCTGCATCTCGTGCGGCGGTGGCCCACTCAAGGTCAAGAAGCGGCAACTCTGTGATGCCTGCTACTGCCGCTGGCAGAAGCACGGAGACCCGGCTGCAGGCGGTCCGAGGCTGGGCCTCTCGCCGCTTGAGCGGTTCAACTATTACGTCCCCGACCAGTCCGACCCACGGGCTTGCTGGATCTGGACCGGCCCAACACTCAGCCGGGAAGCCTGTGACTACGGGCGTCTCTACATGGGCGACGGCGCGGAGCAGCGGCTCGTCCTCGCGCACCGCTGGTCGTATGAGCACTTCGTCGACACGATCCCGGAGGGCCTGGAAATCGACCACGTGAAGGAACGTGGCTGCCGGAGCACGTTGTGCGTGAACCCGGCGCACCTGGAGCCGGTCACGCACAAGATCAACCTGATGCGCGGTGATGGTGTCGGGTCGGTGAACGCCAGGAAGGAATGCTGCCCGAAGTGCGGTGGCCCTTACACGATTTATGACGGCTACCGCCTCTGCCGTCCCTGTACCAATGAGAACACGCGGCGCCGGACGCTTGAGACAGGCCGTACTGCGGGGTGAAGGCTACGGAGCCCAGAACCCGCGAGAAGGTCACAACTGGAATCCGGGCGGCATGAGCACCGTGAGATCCACCGGATTGGGTGTCTCGGGCAGGTAGAACGAGAACGTGCCGCTCCTGGCGCCGACCGTGAGCACGGCCTGCCACTGCCAGCCGGCCGGCACGATCTGGGCGTTGCCGGTGCTGATCAGCGGCACCGAGAAGGCACCGGTCGCGGACAGGTCCACCGCATCAGGCACCATGGCGACGAACTCGGCGTCGGCGGGGTCGTCCAGGTCCGCGCTCGGCGTGAACGTGACCGACGCGTCCTGGCCGATGGCGTTCGGGAAGTCGCCGGTAACGGTGACCATGACCAGCGGCATGACCACGCTCCGTCAGTGATGCTTCGCCGGCTTCGTATGCACCGGCTTCTTGTGCGCGGGCTTGTGGTGCACATGCTTCTTCGGCACCGGTTTCCCCGCTGCGGTCCGGTTCGGCCCCGGCACGGGTTTCCCGGCCGCCGTGCGCGTCTTCGCGGGCTTGTGGTGGACGGGCTTGCCGTCCGCCGTGCGGTGCTTGCTCGGGGGTGCCTTCTTCTTGACGGGCTTGCGGTGCGGTTTGCGGGCCTTCTTGTGGTGGCACTCGACCAGCACGGCCGGTCAGTACCATCCGTCGCGCAGCAGCGACCCGGGCGCTCCCGCTGCCGTGATCCCGCCCCGGCCGTCCGGCTCGACGCCGCTGTCTTCGTAAGTGAACGACCGCGGAACCGTGTTGATCACGTGGCCGCCCGCCGCGACCGGGTCACCCGGAGGCACCGGCTCGACCTCGATGTTGCCGCTGATGATGTCCTTGAGCGTGGCCATCGCGTCGGCATAGCCCAGCATGACCGGATCGTACTGACTGAGGTCTTTGCCCTTCCGGTACGTCAGCGTGGCGTAGAACGTCGCGATCTGCACCGTCAGGTTGAAGACCAGGTCTGGCACCGTGATCGTGGGGTCCGCGGCATCGGTGTACCAGGCGGTACCCGCGTAGGCGCTGACCTTGCTGGACGCCTGCTTGATCGCCGCACTGAGCTGCGCATCCGTGAGCATCGCGCACGTCCCCGTGCCGTCGTCCGTACCCGCCACGGCGGAGCGGATGTCGCTCGGCGCGCAGTAGGAGACCGGCATCAGTCCTCCGCAGGGTCGCGCACGGCACCGAGATCCGTGACAGCCGACTGAAGCTCGGCCACGCCTGCCGCCACCGTTTCCGGCAGTGCCGCCGCTTCCGCCTTCGTCATCGACCGGATCATGGCGTCAGCCCGGCACACTGCGGCGATGAACCGGGCCACGGGCTGCACGTCGGTGAGCGTGACCTCGACGTGGGCGACCTGGGCCATGCCGCCTCCTCGCCGTCGCAGGTCAGCAGGCGGGGTGAGCGCGGCAGATGGCAGCACGAAGCCTTCCGGCAGGCCGGTCTCGGGCAGGCAGTGCGTTCCCCGCCGGCCCTCGGCCATCTCGATCGGGACGCGGTTCCGGCGCTGGCGGCGGAAGCGGGCAGTCATGCTGTCAGTCCTCCGGGACGCCCGCACAGCATCCGCAGCCCCGCTCGGTGCATCTCTCGCACTGGTTGCGCGTGCAGCGGGTGCAGACGTAGTCGTCGTCCGGCACGGGCTGGTCGTCCAGGGTGCTGCTGACCGCGCCAGGATTAGCCGGGTCCCACGAAACGCTCACGGGCCGTCCTGAGGCGGCGGAGGCGGCTCGCGCAGCCTGCGCCGCAGGGCCAGGAACGCGCCGAGAGGAGACCGGCAGTTCCCGACGCCTCGGGAGTTCCGGTAGCAGCATCCCCACCGGCCGGCGGACCCAGGACCCGACTCAGATCGCGGCCAGCGCTCGAACTCGTAGGGGCCGATCCGCCACCGGCTGCGCGGGCCGGGAGCGCACCGCAGTGACTCCTGCGCCACCTCGGGACCGGTCATGGTCTAGCGGTCCTTGGCGGCGTCCGGATCCACGGACAGGTCTACCTGCGGATCATTGGCCTCCGGAGCGTTCGTGGCGTACTCCCGGTCCGCCGACTCGCCCTCTACCTTGGATGCGCCGAGCGGGTAGCCGAGCACGGTCCGCTCCGGGTCACGCGGCGGGTCGGGCCTTGCGTCGACCGGGGGTCCGGGGGGGCGTCCGAACAGGTCACGTGCCGTGATCGGCGGCGCTGGCTTGTTCTGGTCCTTCGCCGGGCGGATCGGGGGGACGCGGTGGCGGCGCGGGTCCAGGAAGCCGGCCGACTGCGCTTCGGTGAGCCAGACCGTCTCGTGCGGGTGGACGACATCCGCGGACTTTTCCTTGGTGTCGTCCCGGCCCACCGACAGGTTGGCGAGAGCCTCCCAGAGCGCCGTCTTCGGCGCCGCTGGCGGCCCGGACTCCTCCCTCAGCCTGCGGGCTGCCGTCTCGGGGGAGTCGTCTCTGGTGCTGCGCGCGCTGCCTGCGGGCATCGTGGTTCTCCTCGGAATGATGGGTCAGATGTCCGGTTTGGACTAGACGCCCGACAATAGTACGATTGCGAGCGGTTGATCCAACCCTAGGGCAGATGCCCGCTGTGTGTCGGAACGCCAGGATTTGCGTTCCTCATTTCGGTAGAGGGGGCCGGCCGTGAACGGGAGTTCATCGGCCACGAACCCGCAGCGCTGGCGCTGCATGACTATGGCATTGCCGGCTGGCACCTGACGCGATACCAGAACGTCAAGATTGAAGATCTTATTGGGAAGTACCCCGGTATACTGCAGATTCTCACTCGCAATGTCCCCTATATAGGGCGCCGCGAACGAACTGGACTGAAGCAGGGTATTCTTCGTGCCGTGGTTTATAATCATCGTGTCGGCTTCGAAGCCAAGCCACTGCGAGATGCCCAGGTTTGAACTGATACTGGCGTTTTCCACCAGATATACCGCATTGGCGATGTCGCCGCGGATGGTCGCGTTGCTCGACGCCCACGGGTTGCTTACGGCTAGCGTCTGAATCCCGGCATTCGCTATCACAGCGGAATAAAAGGCGCTATTCCAGGAGTAAGTCATCGTGTTCTTAACCTGCATGAGCTGCCGCGTCACCGGGTCGATCGCCTGACGCCGCCGCATCTCGTCCGAGACCATGATCGCCATCGCCCGCTCGTGGGCGAACACCACGCGCGGGATCCCGACGCTCGTCGGCACGACCGGGACTTCCGCGAACTCGGCGCGGATCTCCGGGGTGTCGTCGGCATACAGCGGCGTGCTCTCCGAATAGCGCACCGCGCCACTCGTAGCCATTCCGCCTTGACGCAGAACAGCGTCAACGATGAACTCATTCTGAGTCATGTCGAGAATGAGCGCGGGAATAACCAGCGGGTCCTTCAGGAGCGCATCGACGGTAATCCGCGGGCCGTCAAGGCTGGAATAGGCCGGAGTGGGCACAGGT